CACACGTGCCGGAATGCCGCGGCATTCCAACCGTCGGATCTCGGGCCGCAAGATCGTAACCAACCGGCCGACCCTTCTCCTTGGAAAGGAGGAGGACCAGGTCGGTATGGAAGACGAAATTGCGGGGCCGGAAGTCGCCCAGGTCGGCATCTCATAGCAGAACGGAGAAGCCCGCTTGGTTTCAAAGTGACCAGGGTGAACTATGGACCTTACCGGAACATAGTCCACCAGGAAACTTGCATCCATGCGGAACAAATCCAATTCTGCCGAGATAACCGACCCGGGCTTCAACCGGCCAAGGAGGGCCCAATCTGGGGCGGGGACCTTGATGTGCTCGAACCAAGCCATCTGCTCTGTAAAAAGCAGAAGGTGGTGAGACACAAGGTGCTTCCCCGCCGAAAGACCGGAGCCCACCGCCCGGATCCGGCGTTCGTAGCCGCAATGGGAAAGAGCCGGGAGGACTCCGGCGAGGTCGTCGCCGCAAACAGCCAGCCTAAAAGCCCCGAGGGGCTTGACTGGAATGCCTTGCAGGCGCTGAACCTCGACAACGGAATCCTCGACGGCCCAGAGGTTAACCAAATTGAGGATAAACCAGGAAAGGGGGAGGCCCATCAAACATCCACGCACAGATGTGATGGTAAGTTCTCCTTCTTCCTTTCCGGTTGCTTCCTCAAGTTCGGTATACCTCACCACTTGCGGCCCGAGCACGAGCCTCCCGAGGCGGCGCACGTCGTCCGGAAGTCCTGCTCCATCGCAAACTCCCTCCCACACCGCCGCAATGGCGGCCTGCGAGAGGCCGTCCGTCGCCTTGGTAAGGTCGGCCGATACGAGAAGCGGGTCACCAAGGCCAAGAGGGGCTTCGACAGGATCTTCTCGAAGATCCCGAAAGAGGCCTACAAGGCGTTCCCCCGAGAGGGATGCCTTGATCCTTGGGTCCCGTTCAAGCATCGGCCAAACCACCGAGCGGACAAGGTGGCCGGCCTCCACCAGCCAGATGGGCGACTTTGTGACGATGCGTGTCTTAAAACCACGTTCTTTAATCGTCGCCGCCTCGCACTCTGGCAGTGGACCGCCGGCCATCGCGTCTGCGGCGGAGCGGAGGGAGCAGTCCCGAATGATTTGGGCTACCCGCCGTCTTTCACCATCCGGGTCGGCGGAGATGTCTACGATATACTCCACCGACCCCCGAGTCGCCGCGTGCCCCATGGCAGCGCGGTTCGATTCCCCGGTTTCTGTAAACCGGGATGGATCGGCAAAAGTGGGGAAAAGGTTCAGCCGGTCCGCCGGATTGGATGGAACGCCTGGCTCCTCTTCAAACCACGAATTGACCCTGTCCCTGAGGTCGGTGCGAGCACCACCCCAGAAACGGGAAACGTCAAGCGTGGCAGAAGAGGAAGCCTGCATCCGTGCCACATCCGAAGCGGCAAACCGGCCGTAACGTTTTCCCCAACGGGTAGCCCAAACCTTGAGAGCCAACCGGTCGGGCCCAGGCACCCCATGGGGGGATGCCAAGACCGACCGGTGGCTCTCCAAGGCCTCAACCGCCTCTTTCCCGCCTGGATAAGGAAGAGCTCGGGAGAATGCTGTGAGCTGAAGCTCATTGCGGACTCTCCTCGAGAGGCTTCTGATGTTGTCCAGGCGGGTCAAGAGGCGGGTGAGGCATTCGGGACTGGATGGATGGAGGGGAGAAACCTCGGCGTATTGTCGGACTTCCGCCGGCAACGACTTACGGTCGTAAGCGGCCGCACGAGAACGCAAGTGGTTAGCAAAGGCCTTCAAAACCTTTGCCACGAGCGCCATCCCGCAGCCAACGACCGTAATCGTTACCCAGGAACGGAGGGCCGACAACGCCGAGGGGGGGAAGTTGACGTCACAAAGGTAAATTGCCGAAGCGAAAGCTTCCCACGTAGCTTGGGTGTCGGAACACCACGCTACGCGTTGCTTCTTCGGCGCCTTGCCGACGTGACGGAGGAACTGGCCGAGGGCGGCTCGTTCGGATACCGAATAGAGCCGACCAGTTATGTTGTCGATGAAGGGCGGTGCGGAGAGATACTCAAATCTCCCTGGACGCACCTTGGACCGGCGGGAGGGTTTCCCCTTCTTCCGGGCCGGAGGCGTTCGGTCTACGCGCACCAACAAGGCCGCTACCGTCACCGGTAG